ATAAGGTGGGTGAGGATCTGAGTTAGGGCACCGCCGATAGCGGCCCCTGTGTTGAGGCCTCGCGCTTCAAATTCTTCTAACATGATTAACGACAAGCGAGCCGCTTCAAAGAAATCGTCTTCGGCCTGATCTTGTTCCTTGCCTTTGTTAAAAGGGGATGTCATCTTTACCAAACTCTCCGCTATCGGAAGGTCCAAGGCCCGCGCCTCGTGCTGGTGGGCTCGCTGCTGGTGCAGGGTTGTTACGTGGAGTGGGTTCCCAAGTATCGACTTCGGCATACCACTTGCCACCTCTGCTCTCGCAGACTTGGACGTTGATCCACTCTTTAGTTTCTGCACCTAGCCACGCGATTAGTTCTTCGCGCTTGATGCTGATGTTGCACTTCACCCAATCAGGTGCTTGGTCTTTAGGCTTTTTAGCCATGAGGCCGTTAACAAATATTTTGTCCATACTTTTCTCCAGATGAAAAAGTCCCCCCCTCGAGGGCAATCGATTTGGTATAGGGGGGAAAGGTTTTTACTAACTACGGAGCACGTTTTTAAACGTTCGGTTACATTATACACGGCAATATAAGACAAGCAATACTTTATCGCATACAATTAATTTGGTTTTAATGATGGTGCTACATCTACAATCGTTAACAAGCATGATTTGCATTCTCGTATTGTTGATTTTTCCGTATGCTCTAACATTTTAAGCGGTTTTCTACAGTTGGGGCAAGTATTATTACTTAGCCTTTTCTGTATTTCCCCTTGTTCTTCCTCTAGGTTTTCTAACGTCACCGTTTTCTCCTTGAGATTCTTTGTACCAATCAAAAACTAAGCGTAATTGCCCGCCGATTGTTCGGCCTTCAGTTTTTGACAAGGTTTTAATCTCCTCATACACTTCGCGAGGTACGAGAATACTTTTCCAACGTGTTGTGTCCATTATTTACTCTCCAATTGTGTAAGATATTATAGGAACATATGCAAGAAAGCAAGGTTATACACACAAAAAACCCGCGATCCAAGGAGCGCGGGCTTGTTTTTATTACTTAAAGGATATTAGCTTTTTGCAGGTAAGAAAAGAGTGATTGCATCAAACTCGGACCACTCGATCGACGCTTTTTTGTGCGTAGTTTTAGAGTAGTCAATTTCGTCATAACCGTTTTCGTTCTTCACTACCCTGCCGTTCTTATGCTTCTTTTTAACTAATATCCTTTGTTGGTAATCAATGACAGGCCATGTATCAAGTCCTTCGACTAAATCACAGTCCACATTGTATTCGGTTTTGAAGTAAAGCTCTAAAGCTCTCAGCACTTCCCACTGGTCAATTTTGATTCTCATAACGTTCTCCGTGTTAGTTGAGAACACTTTATCGCATACTATCGCATACGTGTCAAACTTATTTAGCTTCACCCCATGACGGTCCCATTTCTATATCACACACATTGGGCACTTCTAGCGGCACAGCATTCTCCATAACCTTGGCTATCTCTTGTGCTTCTTCTAAGTTCGTAACGGACATGGCAAGCTCATCGTGGATCTGCAACAAGGGTAGCTTACCTAGCTTGTATAACTGCACCATGGCCTTCTTGGTCATGTCCGCAGCAGAAGCTTGTATAAGCCTGTTTAAGGCCTTGTAAGTAAAGGCCCGCTTAAGTCTAGTGGTCGGACCGTAAGCAGCCACAGCCTCCTTAAATGGCAGCGCCTTGTTCATTGCAAACGTGTCGGGCTCCCACGAATCGAATCGACACTTACGACCTTCCAGTGAGCGCAGCGCACCCCCTGACGTTTTGTCATTGAGGCGGTTCATAACACCGCTCATCAAACCTTTAACGAAAGGTACACGGGCATGATACTGCTTGACCAAAGCTTTGGCCTCATCGACATCGATGTCCAATTCTTCTGACATTTTGTTTACACCCATACCGTAAATCAAACCAAGGTTAATGGTCTTGGCTTGTTTTCTGGGAATGCTGGCCATCTCGGCAACTAAACTATGGAAGTCCGTCTCGGGCTTTTCATTGTATGCCTGCACAAATTCAGACGCACCCTCTAGTTCTATGCCTCGCGTTTTGCCATAGACATGCGCATAATGGACCAAGATGCGCGGTTCTTGTTGCGAGAAGTCAATGGCCGCCCACTTCTCGTTCTCCTCTGGGAGAAACAACGAGCGTATCATGGGCCCGAAGATTGGATCGCGGGCTGGAATCTGTTGCAAGTTAGGGTTGCGCATAGAGATGCGGCCTGAAACGGTACCACCATCATCGGAACGGAGTTGATTAATATGGGAATGTATTCGGCCATCAGCGTGACAGTGCTTCATGATGGAGTTGATGAAGGTGCCGGATGTCTTGTTCAGATTCCGAGCCTCAACGATGAGCTTTGCAACGGGGTGACTATGCTCTTGGAGAAAGAGTTTAGTGAAACTAGGTGCGCCCTTTTGAGTCTTTGGGTAATCGATTCCGAGGTTGTCGAAGGACTTTGCCAGAGACTGCGCAGCCCAGATTTCCACGCCCGTGCCAGCGACGCGCTTCAACTCCTTCATGACCTCGACCTCCCGTTTAAGAAGGCTATCCCTAGTACGCTCAACTCGGTTAACGTCGACGCGGACACCGCGCATGGTCATGTCCACGAGACATGGCAACAGATCCAACTCGAGATTAGCGACGCCCCACAAGTCCTCTTGTGTCAGCTTAACGGAAAAATAGTTCCAGAGTTCAAGGGTCAACTCCGCGTCTGCTTCAGCATATGGTCCGACATACATCGCGGGCATCTTCCACATTTCAGCTTTGGGATCGACACCGAACTCTTGGGCGGCAGCGTTTAGACCTTTCTCTGACTTGGTCTTGTTCAGCAGATCGTAGGCCAGCGCATTCAAACTGTAACTAAAACGGTTCTCGTCAAGCAATGAGGCAATGATCATGGTATCGATGATGCGTCCATTGACCGTGAAGCCCATCTGTTTGATCCAGCCCAAGTCGTACTGCGCATTGTGCATGATCTTATCGGCGGGGCACTCGAATACTTTCTTGAGCCAGCGGTTGACGATCTTCTCGTCAAGGTTACCACCGCCAAAATGTCGTATAGGAATATACGTGGACCAGCCATCTACGGCTATTGCGTAGCCTACGACTTCGCCGTCACCTGTTGGCCAGCCGGGCCCGTTTCTTTTTAGGTTGGGGTCTCGAGTCTCAACATCAATTGCAATCTTTGATGCACCCGTGATGTCGGGCAGTTCCAAAGGTGGAACCCATTCGTTTTTACTAGCGAACATCGCCATTTGTAAACTCATAACAAGTCCCCTAAATCATCGCCTACTTCTTCTTTTAACTCTTCGTAACTTGCGCGAGAAAAGAATGCGGGAGTGCCATCACCTACCCAAGCCCCTAGTATATTAAACTCAAAGTATTCGACAGCCTCTTCATAGGACATCCCGTCACCCTTCATCAAGCCTTCAATTACTTTATCAGTGTCGTATAGGACCACGTCGTCTTGGCCACAGCGTTGTACGATCCCCATAATGGCATCGTTAAATCCATCTGCTTTTAAACCTTTAGCAGGCTTAACGTCTGTGTTAAATGAGAACATCGGATCAGACTCCATCTCTTTAGTCTTTTCTTTCTTCCACTCATCCCAACTCATTTTTCTCATAGTCATAAATCATAACTCCTTGTGGCGTCTTCGGCCTCAACAATATATAAGTTCTGCTTGGTTCGCGTAACCCCTACATAGAACACGCGATGCATGTCATCAGGGTTGATGCGCATTTCGTTATCGGCTGCTGGACTAAGGTCCGTGAACAGTACGACGTTATCCGCCTCACCACCTTTTGATCCGTGGATCGTGGACGCTGTAATGCGAGGTATGCCATTAAACTTTCCGCCTCGTCTTAGAAGAGCCGTGATGTAGGCTCTATCCATGTCAGGCAGTTTGTCCATCGCCTCGGACCAGATCATGCTGTCGTCGGCTTTTAATCCGTAACTCTCCACCAATATAGGCAGTGTTACAAACTCGTCGTCAGCAAGCCCTGTGAGCTTTTTATAGCCTCTTGTGACTCGCTCCCCTGTGGACATTAAACTGTAAACCCTTCGAGCGGATTCACCTGAGACGGCTTTGCCCTGTCGCAGTTGTTCCCAACTGTTGACCGCGTCAGATAACTTCTCACTGATGCTGCGATGGCCGCGATAGTTAAAGAGGTAACCACTAGACTTTAGTTCAAGTGCAACAGGCTGCAGATGGTAGCCAGCCTGTGACAAGATGAGCCATGACCCTTTGGACATATCTAGCGCAGCGATGGTGCTGATGCGCGTGACCTTGCCTGCTTCTTCTTTAGGCTCGTACCGCTTTGGGTATCGACGTGCAATACGACGCACAACGTTTTCGGCAAGGCTGTGTACGGACTGAGGGATTCGATAAGATTGTGACAGGGTTTCTGAACTGCCGGGCAAATTAATAAACTGATCAACATCCGCACCCGCCCATCGATAGATGGCTTGGTCATCATCCCCCGCACAATACATGCGCGTGGATTTAGCATCGATAGCGTGAGCGATCTCCCACTGCAGCGGGCTCAAGTCTTGCGCCTCATCTAAGAAGCACAGGTCAAAGTGTGGGCAGTAGTATTCAGCACCTTTAGCAAACTCTGACAGCATGTCGGTGAAGTCGTATAAGTTCATGGTGTCTTTATATTTCTTCAGACATTTATCAACGTAGTTAACGGTGTTCCAATCTTGCTCGATGTTGCTGATGTTGTACTGCTCTCTCAAAGATACTTTCCTAAGTCTAGCCAAGTTGATCAGTCCAAGGACAGGATCGTTGCTTGCCACCATTGAGGGGATGTCATCATCAAAGTTAGAGGCTTTGTTGCCACCTAGCTTGACACCGATTGATCGGCTCAGTTCTCTGAAGTTAGACTCCTGCATCACCTGCTCTGAGCGTATGTCTGTCATAGTCAGCGCAAGAGAATGTAGTGTGCGAAAATGTATTAGATCCGTCTTAGGGTCTAGGTTAAAGCGTTCGGCTGCTCGGTCTCGAGCTTCGTTTGCGGCTTTACGTGTGAAGGCTAGGAAGGCGATTGAGTGTGGGTGAGTGCCCTTCTCTAACGCTTCGTCCACCATGTTGAGCAGGGTGGTTGTTTTACCTGTGCCGGGAGGTCCAAATATTCTAAACATCTTTAGACTTCTCCTTCCTGTAAATTTGCTGAACTCTCTGCTTCGAGATGCCAAACCATTTGGCCACTGCGGTCATCGTCATAAGGCGCTCGTCAATCATCATGACGATCTCTGCGTTACGACGCCTGCCGTATTCTGGTCCTGTGATATCTTCTACCATTAGAAAGGTGCCTTATAGTCGTTACCGAACTTCGGTGTTTCTATGTCAATGTCAGACGTGTCAAACGAAGGGATCTGCCATACGCGTACAGCGCGGCCTTTGATCTTCAATACAACACTTGATCCATTGATGTCACGCAGTCGCTGCGCGATGCGGTGAGACTTGTACTCAAAGAACTTATTCTTCTTCAAGAAGTTCTCAAAGTCTTTCAGTCTAAAGTAAGTAATGCCTTGGTCTTCGTCAGTCCAAGGGCGACGCAGTAATATCTCTTCTTTGTCCTGTGCAACCTGTAGGTGGCGACAGAACTCTTCAAGGTAATCATAGAACTGACCGCTAGTGCTGGCATCTACTGCAACTTCAATGATGGCACTCTCGTTATCCTTCATCTCATTCAACAGCGTACTGATGCGGCTTTCCCATTGCTGCTTCGCAACTGAGCGAGGCATCAAGTTTAACTGCTCCATGCAAGCCTTTTGGAACGTCATCTGATTCATCAACGCTTCAGTGTCCATCTCTAATGGTTCGCCATTCACGTCCATAAACCACACGGGAGGCGTAGAGTTATACTTGCGAAGGTTAGCTACACTAGCACCTGACACTGCAGCACCAACACCAAACTTTCGAGTACGGCATAGGTCTTTGTTACAGTGTGAATTGATAGGTGAGTCGCTGCACTTATAAGCATATTCTTTTCGCTCAAGCTGCTTGGCCACGATGTTCACTTCGTTTAACGGAAGCGGTGGCGCAAGATACTCCATGTTGTACTTGAGTATCTCAGCCTGCCAGCTATCAGGAAAAGCCTTGCGTAAGTAAACCCCAATGTTAAACAAGCCATTGTTACGACCCCCCTCACTGATACCATCCGTACAAATTATCTGTAAGCACGGCGGTCCATCTTGCAAGAGTTTGGTTTCTTTGCCACCAATTACTTGCAGCTTTAGGGCTTCTTCAGGGTTCTGAACAAACTTAGTATACAACTCTACAAACTCGTCTAATGTTGCCGAGGTGCCATCGTCTAGGAATGCGTAGCGCAAACCTTCCTCATGGTCGTAGTAAGGTAGATTAAGGAAGTTACCCACATCACCTCTGTCCAAATGCAGCTTGATCTGCTTTGGGAATATCTCGCTCTCGCCATAGCCCAATGCTGCGGCCATCGCCTTTAAAGCTCTCTGCATATCTTTAGCTTCGATCCACTCCGAGGTGAATAGAAAGCAGTGTGCCCCGCCCGATTTAGATCGGCATATAACGAGGGGTAATTTCATGCGGCGGACTTTATCCACCAGCAACTTATGATCGAGTGGGTACTGGTCTATGTCGATACAGCCCCATTTGCAACAGTTGTCTTCATTGATCGGTATGATGCCCAGACCATTTCCAGTGCCTAACAGATGGTTTTCCCAAAGCTGCTTGGTCTGTGGTTCGCGAAGAACGCCAGCCTTGCCTTGAGCCTTGCCGCTTGCACTCGTTTTTTCTATCTTGAAGTAACCGTGCGCTTCCTTCAGACCATCAAAGATGGCCATAAACTTGTCTAATGACATTGCTTGCCCCCATACGAAAAAGGGCAGGGCTTCATGCCCCACCCATAGTACTGCGTTAGCTTAGAACGGTTCTGCTTTACCGCTTACGCCATCGTCATCCGTATGTTTAACAACAACGTCACCCGTGGTGATGCTGTCAGCAAAAGCTTTGGCGCGAACGTATAGTCCTGCTTCAGCAATGGGGCCCTCACATGACATCTCCCAACCGTGCCATGACCCTTTAGAGTTCTCCTCTTGTGTGGTCTTGAGGTGATAGATGTGTGAGAAGCGTGGTGGAGTAAATGGACCCTTTGCACCTTGCATGGACCGTGAGGCCATGATGCTGTTCCACTTACGCGACTTCTTTAACTGCGTAGATTTCATGGCAATCAAAGCCGTCTCAAAAGCACCATCGTCACCTAATAGGATCACGAAGTGCTGATGCGTTTCTTCGATGTAT